AGTTGTGGCAGCCTCTGCGCAACTCACTAAGCGTAACCACAGTTGACCTGTGGAAGGGAGCAGGGTGAAAGGAGTGCGGGGGGTCCAAAGTAGGTACGGAAGTTACGTGATCCACGTACGAAACGAGTCCTAACCAAGTCTACACTCACCTGTAAACAAGGATGATCGTAGATCCATAGTGATCGGCGGGCTTTGTTGGTGACAAAGGCCCGGTCTTCGTACATCATGAAATGGTCATAGACTGGCCGAGGCCAGACAAATGACCATAACTTCGGTCCCCTCCTGAGGACGCGGAAGGAAGGAGGTTGATAGGAAGGCGTCTGAGAGGATCGTTCTCGGAAGGCAGCATAGTCGATGGAGACCCTTTCGGGTTTAACGGGAACACCCGTCCATCTCGAGACCATATCGCCAGCCACGTCCTTCGCCATAGTGTCAAAAACACCGTATAGGGAGGCCTTTGGAGGCGGCCCTATGACCATTTCGACACTGCGACGTACGCCTTTCTTTATTGTGGGGGCCGCACCGTCCGTCAAGGCACGGCGAAACCAAGACTTCTTGGAAAGGATCTGGTACTCTCTCCTAGATAGAGTCGACAAATCTATCTGCCTAGCAGATATCTCGAAGCGCATCAGACAATTCACGACAAGGCTTACCACCTCGCCGCGAAAAGTCCGCAGCCCCTCGAGCACCTCTGTCAAGAGACACCCAGGCTCCTTTCGGTACGGTCTGAAGAATGATAGGACGGGTTTAGGGGCCAACTGGCCCCGACGGATGAAGAAACTCTGGGAGTTCAAATCCGCCGAGATGTTGGAGTAGCCGGTCTTCTCTACATTGACACAAAGCCCGAAAGTTCCAGTAACCTCCTTCCAGAGGTCAAAGAACTTCCGATCACCTGCAAAGACGCAGTCATCGCCGTTGAAACGACCAACGCGGTTGGCCCCTGCCCCCCTCGCGATATCGCTGGCGATATCGAAACACGCCTTGTTGAGTAGGCAGAGCAATGGGAAACTCACCAAGTTCCCCATCATACTTCCCCGCTTTATAGGCTTGATCTGTCCTGTACACGTGTTCATCCATCTGAGATTGGTGAACGAGCCGCGCAGGACTTTTCTTTCATTCTCCGTTAACCGTACATCTTTCGCTAATTCTTCGACAATGACATCGACGGCCTCAAGATAAATCTTGTCAGTGGCGGATTCGTAATCCCCACTGATAACCGCCTCCCCGTCTTTCCTGTCATTGAGAACAGCCAAGAAGTCTTCCTTCTTTACATCCCCACGTACGAGCCATCCGAAGGACGATAGATGGTCGTATAGGGCGTTGTGAACCGGGGTAAGGACCCGCTTGACGCGGGCGGATTGCATCGTTACAACACGAAGCTTTCCCTTTGTCTTAGCGACCCCCAAACGAACGAGAGAATCATCGTTGGAAGTCTTGGAGGGGCACGTTGCCAAAGTGCCTCCTTTGCCTTGAGTCGTTTCAAAACACCCCTGC